AACGTGCGGTGACGATCCGCGCCACCGGGCCGACCGGATCTGTCGCCTATTCGATCGTGATCGCAGGAACGGCAACCACTGGCCCAGCGGGGTATTGACCATGACGCCAGATCAACTGCAATCGGCCGTACTCGCTCTGATCGCCGGCGCTCGGCTGAAGTCGGCCGGCGGGCTCACCGTCTCGGAGTTCGGATCTCTCGTCGTCGAGGTCATCCGCCTGGCGGTGGCCGGGCTCGACACGATCACGACCCTCGACGGGCCGGGAAAGAAGGCGTGGACGCTGGCCTGCGTCGGGACGCTGTTCGACGCGGTGGCGGATAGCTGCGTGCCGTTCGCGGCCAAGCCGATCTGGTGGGTGATCCGTCCGGCCGTTCGCACGCTCGTTCTCTCGGCTGCCGGCGGGGCTCTGGAGCAGATCCTCGCTCTGACCCGCGCCGCCGCCCCGGAGGTGTCCGCATGATCTGGGACGTGAATCAGGCAGAGCCGTGGACCGCCGCAAAGGTATACGACGCCAACGGCGAGGAGATCACCTACGTCGTGTGGATGGACACCGACACCGGCGAGGTGGTGCAGCTCCGGCACGACGGGCAGTCGTTGGTCTTCTACCCCGACAGCCTGGACATCGTGCAGGACCGCAAGACCTACCCGGCACCGCTCCGCGTCGTGCCGATCACGGAGCCGACCGCATGACGACCGCCCTCCTCCTCGCCGCCGCCGCGGTGGCCTACCTTCTCTGGTCCCGCCCAGCGGTCGCGCCCGCGCTGCCGCAACTGCCGCCACTCTCGCCCATCATCCCACCCGGCATCATGCCGTTGGGGATGCCAGGGGCAGCGGCAGGAGGCGGCGGGCCGCACCCGCTAACGCTCCTGGCGATCCTCGCTGCCGGGGCCATGATTGCGTTCTCGATTCGAGAATCTGGAACGCCCGCCCCCGCCCCCGGCCCTGTGCCGGTGGTCGGGCTCGATCTCCGAGGCCGATTCGTGGGGCCGGATGCCGCCGCCGACGCCGCGACGACTGCCGCCCTGCTCGACGAGCTTGCCGGTCAGATCGAGTGGGACGGCTCGCAGGCCGAGCCGCGCCTTCGCACCGGGGCCGCGTTCGATGATCTCCGCCGCGCCGCCCGCGAGCTGCGGACGCGGGGCGTGTCGCTCGGGGCTCGGCAGCCAGCCGTCCGGGATGCCATCAAAACCTTCCTCGACTCCGAGGCCGGCACTGAGGGCGGGCCGGTCGATGCCGCCGCCCGTGCGAAGTGGGTGCGAGCGTACCGGGCAGTGTCGCAGGCCGCGGCGGAGGCGACACGATGACCGCCCGTCAACGCACAGTCTGGACATGGTCGGCCGTCGGCTTCGTCGTCTTCGCGGCGATCGTCGGCGCGCTCGTCGAGCGGGCCACGCACCGGATCGCCGCCGGCGTGGAAAGCCGGTTCGGCTACACGCCGAATCCGGAAGGCGTCCGCGAGTTCCTTGCCGAACTGGATCAGCCTGAGTTCAAGGGCGCGGCTCCTGACGTGTTGCGAAACGCCAAAAACCGCGACACGTTCCTCTACCGCCACGCAGACCGAGCACACCGCGCCGTCTACGGGCGGCCGTTTGAGGTGTGGAATCAAGGCAACCACGGCTCCTGCGTTTCGTTCGGGTGGGCTATGGGATCGTTTGTCGGGCAGGCCGTGGACTGGACCGAGGGCGAGTTGCCCGATCCTCCGAAGCTCGTCGCCACCGAGCCGATCTACGGCGGCAGCCGGACGGCCGGCAGGCTCCCGCCCATCACGTTCGCCGGCTACTCCGATGGCTCCTACGGGGCCGCTGCGGCCCGCTGGGTGGTCGGCACGAAGGCCGGCGTCGGCGGCATCCTCTACCGTCAGAAGTACGGCAGCGTCGATCTCACGACGTACGACATCCAGACATCCCGCGAGTGGGGAGCGAACGGCGTCCCCGCCGCCCTCGCCAAGCAGGCCACGGAACACACCGCCCAGGGCGTTGCCCTCTGCGACTCGTGGGATTCACTCGCGGCCGCCATTGAGAACGGCATGCCGGTGCCGATCTGCTCCAACGTCGGCTTTGCCACGACCAACGTCAGGGACGCCGACGGATTCCTTCCTCGAGGTGGAAACTGGTCCCACTGCATGGTCGTGATCGGCATCCGCTACAAGGCCAACGGCAGCCCGCGAGACGGTGCCCTCATCTGCAATTCTTGGGGCCAGTCGTGGGTGCGTGGAGGCCGTTTTCCAGACGACATGCCGGAGGGCTGCTTCTGGGCTGACCGCAAGGACATCGAAGCCATCCTCGCCCAGGGCGATTCGTTCGTCATCGCCGGCGTCAACGGCTGGAAGGCCCGCGACCTCGACAACGGCGCTTGGCTCGAGCCCGCCGCCGCCCGCCCGCAACCCGCCCGCGTGATCGCTGACACGTTCTCCCTCGCCCCGTGAGGCCGCCATGCTGATCGACCGCCGCACCGTCGCCGTTGTCCTCGTCTGCCTTGCCGTCGGCTGGTGGCTCGGCTCCTCGCCGTCGAGCCCCATCAACCCGACGCCGCAGCGGCCGGTGTTGCAGGCCGTCGGCCGGCTGGCCCGGATCGCGGCCCGGCTCGGGCTGTGGATGGCGATGGCCGCCGAGCCGCCGCCGCAGGCCGACGGCCGGCAGCTTGTCCACTCGCCGGCGGTGGATGCCGAGGGGCATCGAGTGGTCGATCATGGGGAGGGCTGGTGATGACGTTGTACCGCTCGATCCTCGCCTTCCTCGCCAGCCTCTCCGCCGACCCGCAGGAGATCGACCGCGAACCTCCACGCGCCGCCGCGGCCGTCGCCGCGGCTTACGCCTCCCTCGCCCCGGAGGCGGCACCGACGCCGACGCCGGCACCGGCTCCGGGGAAGTGTGGGTGCGGGGGGAAGTGTGCCGCAGGCGTCTACAGGCCCGACGGCCGGATCGAGATGAAGTGCGAGAGCACGTGCCCGTGCGGGTGCCGCAAAAGCTCCGCCCCCGGCCGCTGACCGCCAATGCCCGCGGGCTGGCGTCGCGCCGGGGGCGGGGTCTTTAACCGGCGTTGTAACTTTCCAAGATCACACCGCGTTGAACGTCCGGAGCTGCCACGCCGATCAGCGTCGCAGCGATGTTTTCCGGCGTTGTCCAGCCGCTGCAAGGAGCCGTCGTGTCGCGGCTTTCGGGGCGGATCGTGATGGCATCGGCCTCGGATTCAGCCGCCACCACCAAAGCGTCGAAGCTCTCGTAGCACCAGTCGTCGTTTCGCGTCAGCAGATACAGGTTCATGCGTCCCTCGCCTTCCTCGGTCGCCCCATGCCTGGCGTTGCCACGATCTTGGCGACATCCCGCCGGTGGACGAACACGGTGCCGTCGATCTCAATGCTCGGGACAGTGCCGTCCTTTACCATCCGGTAGGCCAGGGCTCGGCTCACGCCGGCGAGCGTGGCCGCGGTGGACGGCCGGACGTAGTCGTCGGTGTTGATGCGGGTCATAGGCTTGCGCACACCTTTGCCTTTCCGCCGTTCCGTTTCCGGTCAGCAACGCCCTGCGCGAAACCTTCACGGACGGCCTTGCTGACGATCTTCCGGAGTTCCGTGATCGTGTGATCGTCGTGCTCGGCGACGATTGAACGAATGACGGAATCCAACGGCAGGTAAACCCATGCCGGACTCTCGCCGTCAGCCACCTCCACCATTGAATCCGTGGCGGCTGTCACGCATGGAACGCCGCCTCGGAACGTCGTCATCAACATCAGGTTGTCGTGCTCACGCGACACTGAGCGAAGCATCCTGTCTCGTCTCTTTGCCATCGTCATTTCCTTGGGGTGGTGACCCGCCCGGCGAAGCGCCGGGCGGGTGGGGCTGGTCAGAGTCAATCTAGCTTCGACTCGACTTCTTTCATGCACTTCTTGATGTAGCGGATGCCGTGGCTTGTCAGCCCGCAGGCGTGGCGACGGACACGCTGCATTCCGTACGCTTCCCAAACCAGCCAGACTACGTCTCGGTTGTGGTCGTTGGTTCCGATCTCGACCCGAGCCCGATAAATATCAAGCGTTCCGGCGAAGGCTTGGAGCTTGGCGATCAGGTCGGCTTGCTTAGTGGCGTTCATCGTTTCGTTCCTTGGTGGTGTCGTTCTCGTCTGGTGTCAGTATAGACAGTCGTCCATTGTGGTCAAGTGGGGTGAGGAAAGATTTTTCCGGAGGCGGTTTTCCGCGGGGAAACGTGCTATTCCGCCTCCGGCACGAACTCGGCCTCCTCGCCGAGATCGAGGGCGGGGAGGTAGTCGAGGGCCGACCGCGTCTGCGTGATCGCCGGGGCGAGGTAGTGCGTCCGCGTCATTTCCGTGCTGTGGTGCCCAAGGTGAGCCGTCGCGTCGCCGCCCCCGGCGTGGACGTACGACGCCGAGGACTTGCGGACGGCGTGGAACGGAAGGTAGGCCACGCCGGCAGTCCGGCAGAGGACTCGTAACGACGGGTAGATGCTCGTGGGATTACGGTCCCACGGCCAGACGAGATCGTCGGGGCCGCCGCGATGCTCCTCGAGCTGCCGGCACAGATCGGCCGGCAAGGCGTGGGAGATGTCAGCCCGCCGGCCCTTGCGGGTGTCGGCCTCAAACAGCACGCGACCGGCGACGAGATCGACGTTCCGCCAGCGGAGCTGCATTAACTCGCCGATGCGGGCACCGCAGCACCACTGCGCGTACAAGATCGACGACCACCACCAGGCCGACGGCAGGCCGCCGGTCCGGCCGCGGCGCTTGCGAGCCTGCACGATCAGCCGGGCGATGTCCTGCGACGTGTACGCCCGCGGCGTCCGTGCGACCTTCGGGCGACGCTTCAGTCTCGGCATCTTGCCGACGGTCAAATCCTCTTCGCGCATCCAACGCCAGAGGGCGAGGATCTGCGACCGATCCTTGCTTACGCTGTCGGGCGAGATCGGCTTGCCGGCTCGAGTGTTGGTGGCCCGCCACCGAAGGAACTCGGCAACACGCATGCTGGTCAGATCGTCGGCCGTCGGCTCGTGGCCGAGGTGCTCGGCAAACTTTGCGATCGAGTGCCGGTAGAGCACCTCTGACCGCGCCGACAAATCCTGGATCACCACGTACCGGCTCAGTGCTTCTGTGAGTTTCATTGCAAGGCTCTCCGCTAAACGGCCTCGCCTCCATGCGAATCGGTCGATACGCTTGCGCGTGTCGCCGTGTCCTATGCCGACCGGAGGTTCCTTCGGATTGTACTGGACGCATGGTCAGTAGTAGACGGATGTACAATCCCGCCCTCTCCGTTGGACTATTGGTCGGCAGTGAACAGTACGCAGACGGCGGATCGTCTGCACGGCGGAGGTGCGGCGTGGCGAAGGTGTCTCCCTCGGTCAGCGACTTGGTGCCCGTGTCGCAAGCGGCCGACATCGTCGGCGTTCATCCCCGCACGATTCTGAAGCGGATCGAGGAAGGGAAGCTCGTCGCTCAGCGGATGGGAGCCAGGACGCTCATGGTTCTGCGGTCCTCCGCCGAGGAGTACGCATCGACCGTCAGCAATCGGTCGAAACGCAAGCGAGCCGAGGCAGCCTCCGCTGCCACAAAGAAGCAGCAGCGGCCTACAAAAGGCCGGTAATTCGGCGTTTTTCTCGACGCCGATTTTGTGCTGTTGACAAGGGCGGATAGCGGCCCTTATCCTCCCGCCACGCTTGAGGATTGAAATGTCCGCAGGCGTTTCGGTCTACCAGCAAGGGCGGATAGCGGCCCTTACTGGACACTCTGGCAAGGATGCCGATTTCCCCCGTGGTTTGGTGGGGGTGACCCGTTCTCGATCGTGAGTAGGATCGAAGCATCTAAGTGAACGGGTGTACAGCGTTAGGGGATTCAATGGAAACGCAAGGCGGGAACGGGAGGCTCGATCAAGACCTCGTGGACATCTGCTTCGGCATCGGTCTGAGCGTGAAAACGACGGCATGGGTGGTGCGGGATTCGGTGGATCGGGTGTGGCACGAGTGGTCGGTTCGCACCGGCCTGCCGACGCCACACGACCCGATCAGCAGCGTGATTCAGCAGCGGGCGAAGGAAGTGCAAGCCGGCTGGACGGACGAACAACGGCAGCTCGCTCAGTTTGGCTGCACGGCCAGGCCCAGCAGCAAGACAGTCGAGTACCGGCAGCGTCAGAGACAGGAAGTCCATCAGCGGTGGAAGGCCACCAAAAAGGCGAAGGAACAGGAATGCCGCTCCGGCTTGATCGAAGAGAAGGCCAGTCAATCACCGTCCCCGGTGATCGTCCATCAGATGACGTTGTGGTCGTTGTCCACAGCATCAGAGGCGACCGCGTGCGGCTAGAGGTCGTGGCGAACCACGACCAAGCGATCTACAGGACCGAGCTGTTCAAGCGGCTCGAGCAACAGGAGACGGGACATGGCGAGCGAAACGATGGTCGGTGATCGGGAAGCGGCTGGGGCGATCGCCGGCATGCAGGAGCTGTACGGCATGAGCCTGCCGGATCGCGGTCAAGCGATTCGCGGCGAGACGAAGGGCAAGCGGTGGTCTGGCACGTGCGTTCATGCGGACGAGATCCGCGTGATCGTCGAGATCGACACCGAGGTGTTCCTCACGGCCTCTCCGAGCGACATCGAGATCGAGTGACAGGACGGGCCGCGGCAAGACGCCTTCGGCACGGAGCCCGCGGAGCGGGCAGGCAGGGATGACGGCCGCCGGCGGTGGAACCGCCGGCGGATCACGGAGGGCGGCGAATGGCTGGCGAAGGGCTGATCCACACGCAGCGGACGTTCTGGCGATTGCCGGCGCGGACGCCGGCGGCCGGATCACGCAGGCCAGCCGTGAGGCTTTGTGCGGCGAAGAAGCAGCGGAAGCCGGAGACGCGGGGTGCGAAGCGAGTGCGAATCCGCCAGGAGGTGCGGCCGGGGATCGTGGCGTGGCTTCGGAGGCTCCGGCGGGTGCAGGCCCGGCTGACGCACACGGGCAACCTTTACGCCGACCCGCGGCGAGCGGGTGGCAGATCGTTGGCTGGTGACTGCTACGTCGAGGCGGCGTTGGCCGGCGACCCGCGGATTCTGCTCGACACGATCGTCGAGTCGATCTGCGAGTTGCAAGGGGTGGGACGGGAGATCGAGGTGGTGGTTCAGCCGGCGGCGACGACGGCTCTGCCGGGGACGCCGGAGAAGGTGGAAGAGATGCGGAAGCGCCAGGAGAGGTTCCAGGCGTTGCACTGTGATTGGGACGCAAAGAGGAGTTAGCGGAGATGGCACTGAACATTCAGCGGGGACGCCGGCACACGCCGGTCAGAGCGGTGATCTACGGGACCGAGGGCATCGGGAAATCGACGCTGGCAGCGGCGTTCCCGGCCCCGGTGATCCTCGATACGGAAGAGGGCACGCACCACCTCGACGTGGCGAGGGTGTCGATCGGCTCCTGGGACGAGCTGCGGGCGGCGGTGGCCGAGATCGGCAGCAAGCCAAGCGAGTTCCGTACGGTCGTCATCGACTCGGCGGATTGGGCCGAGCGGCTGTTGATCGAGAGCTTGCTTGTCGAGCACAAGCAGAAGTCGATCGAGGGCTTCGGCTTCGGCAAGGGCTACACGATCCTCGCCGAAGGCTTCGGGCGGTTCCTCACGCAGTGCGACGCCTTGATTGGTGTCGGGCTCAACGTGGCGTTCGTGGCTCACAGCAAGGTGCAGCGGACGAGCCCGCCGGACATGGCGGACGGCTTCGACCGGTACGAGCTGAAGCTGACGAAGCAGACGGCCCCGCTCCTGAAGGAATGGTGCGACCTGCTGTGCTTTTGCAACTACAAGACGACCGTCTCGGAAGGCAGCGACGGCCGGAAGAAGGCGACCGGCGGCAAACGGCGGTTGATGCACCTCGAGCGGGCCGCGGCCTGGGACGCGAAGAACAGGTACGGCCTCGACGCCGAGCTGCCCATGACGATCGAGAGCCTCGCCCCGATCTTCGCCGAGCCGGCCCGCCGGCCCGGCTGGCGGGACCGCGTCGCCGCGGCAACCACTCTCGAGGAGCTGGGCCGGATCGGCGACGACGCCGACGTGGCTGTGAGCGACGGCAAGTTGTCCGACGAACTGCGGGCGAAGCTGGACGATGCGATTGAGGCCCGTGTTTCCCAGATCGAAGGAGTCGTGGCATGAAGCTGCACCAGTGGAGCGTGTTCGAGCAGATCAGGGCTGACGGCGTGTTCGTTCACGTCAGCACCGCCGACGCCGTGGACTTGAACGGCAAGCTCTACGCGGAGATCGGCCACAACCTCTACGCCGCTGACGGCCCTCCGCTGTGGCACGAGTCGGAAGCGGCAGCCCGAGAGGAGTGTGCCGCGAAGGTGGCGGCAATGGCTTCGGCCCTCACCGCCCAGGCGGAGCGGATCAGAGCGGGAGGCCGCTGATGTCAGAAGAGCAAACAGCCAAGGCGTTGATGCACGCCGAGCGAGTCCGCGAGCGTCTCGAGACGTACGGCCGAAAGCCGCTGGTCCCGCAGATCGGCGAGGCGTCGTGCCGCATACACGCCCCGCACATCGTCGAGCTGTGCCGGGAGGTGGTTGAGCGTTGGTATCAGTCGTCGGAGACGCCGCAGCCGGTGTCGATGGCCATTATCCGACTGCGGGACGAGTTGATGGACATCGCCATTCAGGAGGTGAGGACATGACGTTTAGGGATGGCATCCGGCGTGATCTTCTGGCCAAGCGTCAGCACGACCGCTCTGCGGCCGAAGAGGCGAAGGCTCTGAGGATCGCCGACATGACGGGACTCGTGCGGAACGGGCAGATGTCGCCGAAGAAGTTCCTCGAGGTTACGCGACAGATTCTTGACGGTGACGCCGACCGGATCGTCCGAGTCGGTGAGGAGTTCAGGCCAGACATTCAGACCGGAGAGCAGCGATGAGGGTTCACGACTTTGGCGACGGGTTCGACGCGGCGACGGCTGGCGGTGCGCCGGCCGGCGAACGCGAGATGCTGCCGGACGGCACGCACAACGTGACGATCAAGGACGCCAGCGAAGGCGTCCACAAGTTTCCCGAGAACAACCCCGGCGAGTATCTGCACCTCACGCTGGCCCCGAACGGCTCGTTCGGCTTCGTCTGGGTGTCGCTGGGGTCGTCGTCCAAGGACAAGGCGCAGGCCGGGCTCCTGGCGACGGCTCTCGGCTACACGCCAGACGGCTGGGCCGACGCCGATCCGTCGGAGCTGGTCGGCCGCGAGCTGCGGGTGGTGACGAAGCAGGTCGTGTTGAAGAGCGGCAAGACCCGCGTCTTCGTCAACGACTACCTGCCGGCGGTCGTCGCTGCCGCCCCGGAGAAGAAGCCGGCCGCCAGGACGCCGGCGGCGAAGGTCGCCGCCGCTCGAGGCGACGAGGCCGGCAGCACCGACGACATTCCCTTTTAGGTCTACCCGGCCCGCCCTGGCCGCGCCTGACACGGTGGCGCAATGGGCTCGTGAGCCGGACGAGCGACGCGGAAACTTGCCCGCATATCACCGGCGATCGTGGGGCAGCGAACATTTCCCGCAGGCTGCCACGACAACCACTCACGTGACAGGCACGGAGGCCGATCGACGCGGCCGGGGTGGGATGGGTTGAGATCGATGCTTTGTGGCGCTGTGGTGGCGCTGGTGTTCTGAGAGCAGAGTGAACTTAAAGGAACAGGGAGACAAGCAATGACAGTCGCGGAGTACAAGTCTGATGAATACGTTACGGTTGCCAGCAGGAACGGGAAGGTGTCGAAGATCAAGCGGTATGGATGGATTCTGCGCGACAGTCCAGGCGAGTTTATGGAGATCGACAAGCATGAACTGGGCGTCGATCACGACTATCAGCGGGACAAGGTGATCGTTCAGAAGGTTCGTGAGATTCAGTCAAACTGGTCTTGGGCGGGCTGCGGCTGCATTTTGGTCGCAATGCGAAAAGACGGCACGTTCTGGGTGTTTGACGGCCAGCACCGTGTTTTGGCGGCGCGAAACAGGGCTGACATCACCACGCTTCCGTGTCTCGTGTTTGAGGCTGACAGCAAGACGCAGGAGGCGGCCGGGTTCCTCGTGTCGAACACGCACAGGAAGTCTGTCACTGCCATAGCCAAGTTCAAGGCGTTGGTTATGACTGGCGATCCAGCGGCTATCGCCGTGAATCGCATCTGCGACGAAATCGGCATTGAGATCTGTGACCGTGCGCTTAGCTCTCGGCAGATCAAGTGCGTCTCGAACTGCCTGAAGCATGCGGCTGCCAATCCTGACATTCTCGCCGCAGCTCTGAAAGCGGCTGTGATCCTTGAAGGAGACGAGCCGGTTCATCGTGACATTCTTGAGGGGCTCGTCTGGATTCACCGGAAGTATGGCCTGCTGTCTGACTCACGGTTCCTTCGTCGTCTTTCTTCAATCTCGCGTCACAGCATGGTTTCGGCGATCGGAAGGTTTGCCGCAGCCGAAGGACGCAGGGGAGATCGTGTTAGCGGCATGGGCATCATGCAGTGCGTGAACAAGGGTCTTCATCAGAAGTTTGGAGAGAGCGACGACTGACATCCCCGAACAGAACCACCTCGGCGTTGGGCCGATGGCCGTTCGACTCGGTCGGGTGGGATAGACAACGGAGTTCACATGGCACGTCTTGTCGTTATCGAAGTGCTCGGAGGCCCGCTCGACGGGAAACGTGTGCCTTGGGATATCGACGCCGAGTGCATGGTCTGGACGGACGGATCGCGGTCGTATCAGCACGCACTCGACGAACAGTGGACGGGGAAGCGGATGCGGAAGGTCTTGCGGCACGTTCAGACGGTGCCGACGCCGAAGAGGACACAGTAACACCCGGCGGCGGGCGGGGATCTTACCAACACCAGACTTGCTTCTGGCTCGGGAAGGCCACGGAAAAAACCGCCCGCCGTCGGGGTTTTTGACACCAGGGAGGGGAGTCGATGGGGGGAATCACAACGGTCGGCGAACAGCCGAAGGCGTGCGCCGGCTGCGGCACGATCAAGCCGGCCGGGGCGTTCTACGTCGCTCGTGGCATGCGGGATGGTCGGATGTCGGTCTGCCGAGAGTGCATGGTCGAGAAGCAGCGGGTGTACCGAGAGCGGGAACGCTCCGGCGAGAAGAGCCTGCTGCGGCAGCCGGCGACGTGCAGCCGCGGCGAGATCGAGGAAGAGACGTTCGAGACGCGGCGGGATCAGTACATCATCCTCCTGGCCGCTGCGGCCCGGAGATGGTGTGCGGGCGAAGACAAGGAAGAGCGGGACGGGGCGCGGGAGGCGTTGATCTTCAGGTGCCGGCAGTTGATCGAGGCGGAAGGGCTGGTGAGTACATGACGACCTTCCAAGGCCAGCACTTCCTCGACTTCGACCCGGCCCCGGCCCGTCGCACCGATCCGCCGACCTCGGTCGCGGCCGGGCAGGCGATGACGGCAGCCGCCGTTGACGAACACGAACGGCTGATCTTGGCGGCGCTGGCGGCGGGGCCGGCCGGCAAGACGGAGCTGGCGGCTCGGATCGGCACCATGAGCGACCAGCAGGTGATCCGCCGCATGAAGCGGCTCGAGCGGCTCGGGCGGGTGGAGCGGACGGGGCTGGAGGTCATGTCGGCCGCCAGGCGGGGCGAGACGGAGTGGCGGGTGGTGGGTGGGGGGAGGGTGTGAGATACGCAAGCGGCGAGCAGAAAGCGTACCTCTTTGCGAAGCAAGCCGGCCTTTGCGCCTTGTGCGAACAACAGCTCTCGGAAAGCGACCCGGCGGATCACATTGTTCTTTTTGCCATAGGAGGCGACACGTGTTTGAGCAATTTGCAGCTTCTCTGCGTTCGATGTCACGCGGAGAAAACGCGAGAGGATTTACGGCTCGCCCGGGCCAGTCGCGGCTGATCGATTGGCTCATTGACCATGTCGAATCGGCGCTCCGGCTTTGTGTGCGATGGCCAGGCGGGTACGGGAAAACCCTCGGCATTGCGCTGGCCTACATGATTCTCCGTCAGTCGGGCAGAGTGAATCGCTTGATCGTGGTTGTCGCCAACGATCAGCAGCGATCGCAGTTCCGGCGTGACTTTCCGAGGACGTGCCGTCACATCGGGCTCGCCATTAAGGGTGACTGCGTGTGGGAGTTCGACAAAACGGCTCGCGCTTATAGAACTTCGATGCTGAATCGTTGCGAAGTCTTTGTCGTAACTATTCAGATGGTCAGTGCGACTAACAAGAAGTCAACGGACTCCCTTCTTGACCTTGTTAGCGACGGCAATCGGTGGATGCTAGCGGCAGACGAGTACCACCACTACGCACAAGAAAAGGACTGGGGGAAATCACTGCAGCGAATCTGTGACAGCGTTGTGTTCAGTCTTGCTATGTCTGCGACGCCAACGCGAGACGGATCGGGAACCATCTTCGGCGAGCCAGACCTTGTAGTGACCTACCGAGAGGCTGTTGAACAGAAGGCTGTCAAGAAGCTCTGGCTCCGTCGTTATCACTACACCGTGAAGGCCACTACCGGCGACGGAAGTGATGTCGAGTACACCACCGACGATCTTCGGCGGCAGTTCGACAACGAATCGTTGAGCGAGTTTGAAGAGCGTGTCGGGCTGCGTTACAGCACGAAGTACATCCACCCGATGATTCTTGAGCCCTTGATCCGCCTGCAGGATCGCCGGTCGGCGTCAGGGAAGCCACTTCAGATGCTGATTCGCGCCATGTCGTGCAGGCACGCCAAGTACGTATGCAAGGTTGTGCAGGAGGTTGCTCCTGGCCTACGTGTGAATTGGGTTGGCAGCGGGCCGCACGGGCAACCCGATCACGTCAACTTCCAGGTCATTGAGCAGTTCGTGCCGCCAGCCGGACAAGATCCGCAGCTTGACGTTCTCGTTCAAGTGCAAAAGGTCGGTGAAGGGTCTGACTCCGTCATGGTTTGCGAGATTGTGGATTTGTCTCTGGCGAATATTGATGGGGCATCCAACCAACTCAAGCAATTCATATTTCGAGGCAGCCGAGTGATTCCGGGGCTGGCTGACAGCGAGCAGTACTGCAACGTCAACGTGCCGTCCGATGCCAAGTTGGCGGGGCTTGAGCAAGATACCGGGCTTGTTGGCGTCAGTCTCATGGACTGGATCGACGGAGACTACTCGAAAGCGGCAGGAGACGCTGATCAAGATCAACCTCCGCGAGATCCTGAATACAGCCCGGCGTCGGAAGATTTCCTGTCGATTGTTGTTCGTAGAAGCGCGGAACTCACGGAGGTTACGGACGACATGCGAGGGCACTTTATGAAGTTCGTTGCCGGCATGAACGGATGCGTGGTGGAGTCATGCTCTCAGTGGGATGTCGAAAACAATCTTGAGCATCTTGAGGCTGCCAAGCGGGCATACCTTGTGGTGGCCAATACGCACGCGACGGAGATGGACGCTCAAGCTCAACTCGAGCAGCGTGCGCAGAAGTTTGAATCAGAGGTCGCAAGGCTTGCCAATCACGGCGCGAAAATTGTTGTTCGTGCGACAGGCGAGGAGATTAGCGGCCGGATGATTGGAAAGCTTGCCAAGAAGATTAACGGGAAGTTGAAGGCAGCGATTGGCCGTGGCCGTGAAGCGTGGCTCGACGAGGACTTCGACCGAGCCGGGAGAATCCTTCACGCCTGGGGCTGTGCGATCCGCGACCGCGTCGAGGGTAAGGGGGTGATTCCTTGGCTCGACTGAAAGTCACAACAGACGCCGACGAGTCAATGCCGCTGGACCAAGTGCCAGAAGACGGCAGGGCTCGCGTCGCCGAGAAGAAGGTGTGGCGACTCCGGTCGCTATTCGAGACTGATCTTCAAACTGCGTTTGAGTACTTCGACGATCTACGGACTCATGAAGCGTGGAAGTATCTCCGCGAGCCGGACATGGAGCGGCTCGTAGAGAACCGTTGCCGTGTTACATCTGCGTTTGTTGAGCAGATGCGGTCTGGGTATGCCTCGCTGATCGCTGCCGGCCACACCGGCAAGGTGACGGCGACCCAGGCGGCGGCGGCTGTTTTCGCGCAGGACAACACAAAGACAGTTCGGCAGGTCGCGGCCGAGGTGGGGTGCAGTGTTCGCACTGCTCACAAAGGGAAGGTGTTTACCGAAACCGATAGTTTACCAGCGAAGGTAAACACCGCATCCGACGAGTCAGCCGCTACCGGGCTCTCGACTGCGACCATCTATCGCCAGCGAAAACTCAAGGCGGAACACCCTGAACTATGGGCCGAGGTTGAAGCCGGCACGAAGTCCACGCATCGGGCCGCAATCGCCGCCGGCATCGTCAAGGTTCCCAGCGGGATCGATCGCCTCCGGGCCGCCTGGAAGAAGGCCACGAAGGAGGAGCGGCTGGCGTTCCTCGAGGAGATCACCCCATGACCCTCCCCGCCGACTACGCCGCCCTCATCGCCATCGCCCAGGCCCACGAGCTGGACGGCATCAAGAAGCAGATCCTCGACCGCAACGAGGAGATCGGGGCGGTGGCGGCGTTCGAGCTGCTGAAGGAGCTGGCGACGAGGCGGAAGGCGTTGGCGGAGGAGCGGCGGAAGCTACAGGAGCTGTGGGACGCGACGCCGGCGGCGGCGGAAGACGACGGAGAGGAGGACGCGGATGGCGGGTGACTGGCTGAAGATGCGACACGACCTCGCCGACGATCCGTCCATCATTCGGACGGCTGCCGATCTCGGCATCGACGAAGACGCGGTCCTCGGGAAGTGCTTTCGGCTGTGGTCGTGGGCCGATCGTCACACGACGGACGGGCAGGCCAGCGGGATCGGATTGGCCTGGGTGGATCGGTTGACTCGGTGCGACGGCTTCGGTGCCGCCCTTGTTAGGGCGGGCTGGCTGGATGAACTAGACGGGGGACTGTGCTTCCCCCGGTTCGACCGGCATTGCAGCGACACGGCGAAGCAGCGGGCACTGGACAGCCGTTTGAAGGCCGAAAAGCGAGATGTCCGGCAGCGAGCCGGACAAAAGCCGGACAAATGTCCGGATGCGATCCGGACAACAGCCGGACCAGAGAAGAGGAGAGTAGAAGATCCTCCTCCTCCGCGAGAAGCTGCGCAAAGGGAACCGGAAGCCACGGACGGCGGATGGCTGGCGTTCCGCAAGCTGTGGAACGCCGGCACGGGCCGCCCGTGGAAGCCTGGGGCACCGCCGGACGGCTGGTCAGAGCGGTTGGCCGAGCCGGGCTGGCTCGAGCAGGCTCGGGAAGCGGTGGCACGGCTGCCGCGGTGCAAGTTCTTTTCCGATCCTGTGACGCTGCCGCAGTTCGTGGGGCCGAAGTTCGTCCCGCTGTGCCTCGGCGGGCAGTACGACGCCGCCAAGGCCAAGCGGGGCGGCCGGGAGCCGGAGGCCCGCACGGTGACGCCGTGGACGGGCGACGACGCGGAGCGGTTTGAGGCGACGAAGCGAAAGCTCTTGGAATCACTCAAGGAGGCGACATGACTACCTGCACCCGCTGCGAATCCCCGGCCCGCTGGCGAGACGCCGACGGCCGGCACTTCTG